AGGATTCAATATCAGTTCGCCCTGAACTCGATGCATGATATTGCTGCTATCTCTCTGGTTCCGTATTACCAGACGATGGAACGACTCGCGCTTATCAACGAGCTTCTAGTTGGGCAGATTCCAATTCGCTACACGCGTCACCGAGACCGGCTGCATCTTGACGCGAATTGGTCGAAGTTCTCTGTAGGTCAATACATCATCGTTGAGGCATATGAAGTCATTGATCCCGATGAGTGGACCGACGCATGGGGAGATCGTTGGCTGGCAAAATACGCAGCCGCACTAGTTAAGAAGCAGTGGGGAACCAATACTAGCAAGTACTCCGGTGTGCAACTTCCAGGCGGTGTCACCTTCAACGGTGAAAAGATCTACAATGAGGCAATGGAAGACATTTCAAAACTTGAGCATGAAATGATCTCTTCTTATTCCATGCCGGTCATGGATATGGTGGGCTAGGAGGTATCATGGCCCTAAACACCTATTTTGATCAATTCACTGACACCGCCGAGCAAGACCTTGCTGAAGATTTGATCGTTGAGTCTATTGAAATTCATGGCCACAACGTGTACTACGTCCCAAAGACTCTTGTGAATTTCGACGGAGTCTACGGCGAGGATGATCTGTCTGAGTATAATTCAGCCTATCAGATTGAGATGTACATCAAAAACGTCGATGGCTTCGGCGGTATGGGCGATTTGATGACTAAAGTCGGATTTCAGATTAACGACTCTATGAATCTCACGGTTGCTCGCCGGACTTTTGGTGAGCTAGTGACTGCTGAAGAACCAGCAAGAACACGTCCACTTGAAGGAGATCTTATCTTCTTCCCGCTGAATCAAAAGCTTTTCCAGATCAGATTCGTAGAGCACGAAGCGGCATTCTATCAGTTCGGCGCGCTTTACACGTGGGATCTGTCTATCGAACTCTTTGAATACTCGGGAGAACGGTTGAACACAGGAATTGCCGCGATCGATAATATCGAGCGTGACCACTCAACAGTCTCAATCACTGGTGCCATTTTGACTGATCTTGACATGATGATCACAGATTCTGATGGATTCCCGATTGTTTCTTCATACTTGGACGAAGAAGTCGAAGGAACGTACTTTACTGATTCGCCTGAAATTGAGGTCGAAGGTGAAGACTATATTGACTTTACGGATGCCAATCCGTTTGGAGAGCCGTAATGCTTGGAACGACCTTTGAACACAGCACTATCCGCCGATACGTGATCGTGTTCGGTAAATTGTTCGACGACATCTACATCAATAGAGCCGACAGCGCTGGAAACAAACAGTCTACTAAGGTTCCCTTGATCTATGCTCCAAAGGACAAGATGCTCACCCGTGCCAACGCAGATCCTGATCTCAATCGTCCAGTTCAGGTCACCCTGCCGCGGATGGGATTTGAGATCATCAATATCGAGTACGACGGTGCGCGCAAGCAACAAACCGCGATGAAGTTCTCAACGGTTAGCGCCAACACGTCAACCGGATCTTACGTCTACTCTCCGGTCCCATACAACTTCTATTTCAACCTCTACGTAGCGGTAAGAAACGCTGAAGACGGCACTCGAATTCTTGAACAAATTCTGCCATACTTTACACCGGAATTTACCGTCACAACCAAAATCATCGACGAGTTGAATATCAACCTAGATATTCCGGTCAGTCTGTTGTCGTCCTCTCTAGAAGACAATTATGACAGCGACATGAAAGAACGTAGAGTCATGATGTGGACCTTGACTTTCTCGCTGAAGGGCACGCTGTTCGGTCCTATTCATCGAATTAACAGAATCAAAACGGCGATCATCAATCTTTTTACTCCGCCGCACGAAGATATTGATGATGCTATTGCAAATTCAGAGATTGTTGAGACCATTACGATCACACCAGGTCTTACGTCGAACGGTGAGCCAACGTCAAACTCGAATCTGACAGTTTCAATTGACGAAATTGATGCGACGGATAACTACGGCTATATCGTCTCGTTTGACACAGGAATGGATCCATGAGTGACAGCGTAATTACAGATGCCTTAGGTCTAATTCCGCGACCAGTACATACACAAGAGTTGGTTGTCGTCAATGAGACGAAAGAAGATCACGACGTCGTAGCGGCAGATGCAGCATTTGTACGTGAAACTCTCCTAAGTCTAGTTCAGTCGGGTCAAGAGGCTCTTGACGAACTTATGATTCTAGCCAAGCAGGCTCAGCACCCGCGTGCATTCGAGGTCATTGGTGGACTAATCAACACGATTGCTGCTACGAGCAGCCAGTTGGTCGGAACTCACAAACAAGTGGCGGACATCCGTAAGACGGTTCCTGCTATAGGAGCCGTAGAACCTGGAACTACGAATGTGACCCAAAACCTATTCGTCGGCTCAACAGCCGAGCTACAGAAGATGATTGAGGATGCCAAATCCAGCAGAACCGACTAGGGGCGTAGCTGCCGCTCAACTGAGCGACGACACCGGCTATCTCGGTAATCCGAACATCAAGAGATCCGGTGTTCAGGTCACTTGGACGCCGGAACACTTCAAGGAGTACATCAGGTGCGCCGAGGACCCGATCTATTTCATTGAGACCTACATGAAGATCGTCCACGTCGACCGTGGATTGGTGAATTTCGAACTCTACCCGTATCAGAAGAAGATGGTTCTCAAAATGCATGAGAATCGACGGACAGTAGTTACCACTGCCCGTCAGGCCGGCAAGACATCGGCCGTCACCGGTATGATCCTTCACTATATCCTCTTCAATCGAGAGAAGACAGTCGCTCTGCTAGCAAACAAGGGCGACACCGCTAGAGAAATCCTGAGTAGAATTCAGAAGGCCTTCCAATATCTGCCGAAGTGGCTTCAGCAGGGCGTAGTAGAATGGAACAAGGGATCGTTTCTTCTTGAAAATGGATCTCGAGTTCTTGCTGGTTCTACTTCCGCTGACTCTATCCGTGGTTTCTCCATCAACTTCCTATTCATCGACGAAGCCGCGTTCATCGACAACTGGGAAGAGTTCTTTACTTCGGTGTTTCCAACGGTCTCGTCCGGCCAAACCACCAAGGTCGTTCTGGTCTCTACACCTAACGGTCTTAATCACTTCCACGCGCTATGGGTCAATGCGCTTAACGGTAAAAACGGCTATGTTCACGAACACGTTAACTGGCGTGAGGTTCCAGGACGTGACGAGAAGTGGTACAATGAGACTCTCGCATCTCTGAATTTCGACATTGAGAAGTTCAATCAGGAGTATGAGTGCGTCTTCGGCGAAACACTTATTCGCGTGAAGGATAAACACACTGGGGAAATCATGATTCTTACGATTGAAGAGTTGTATGCATTGATGTGAATTCATTGGCGTGACGTCGGCTGCAATCTACAACACCGTAACTCGAAAGACTATTGCATGAAAGTTGAATTTAGAGAGAATTCTCGATTCTTGATTGAAACACCCAGTGGGTGGTCTAATTTTAAGGGTGTCAGAAAAACCGTGCGGTCTGATCTAGTCAAACTGACCACGTCCACCGGCGGGTTGATTTGTACACCTGAGCATCTGATTAAAACAGAAACATCTTTCGAGAGAGTGTTTGACCTTAAAACCGGCGATATTCTTGACGGACCAACACCATCATCAGTTCAGAATATCGAACCGTTTTATGGATCTTACGCCGTATATGATCCAGTTGATGTAGAACTTCACAAAGAATACTTCACGAATGACATCGTGAGTCATAATTGCGAATTCATGGGTTCGTCTGGTACTCTGATTTCGGGTGCCGCACTGAAGTCTCTGGTCTATGAGACGGCTCTACACGAAGGCGAAGGTCTTTCGACCTATGTTAATCCTGAGGAAGATCACAAGTACGTCATGACCGTAGACGTTTCTCGAGGCAAGGGTCTCGACTATTCGACATTCCAAATCATCGACGTCACGAACATGCCATACAGACAGGTGTGCACGTACAGGAACAACATCATCGCTCCTGGCGACTTTGCTGAAGTTGTCAGCCGAGTCGCGACAGTTTACAATAAGGCGTCGATTCTTGTAGAGGTTAACGACCTTGGAGCTCAGGTCGCTGATATTCTGTACGAGACCTTCGAATACGAGAATCTTCTGTTCACCGAAAACTCGGGTAAGATGGGTAAGAGAATCTCGTCTGGCTTCGGTAGCAAAGTAGACAAGGGCGTCAATACGACTAAGACTGTCAAGTCTGTCGGATGTTCGATGCTTAAGCTCTTGATCGAGCAGAAGCAATTGATCATCAATGACTTCCACACGATCTCTGAGCTTTCGACGTTCTCCAAAAAGGGTAATTCCTACGAGGCAGAGCCAGGAAAACACGACGATATGGTCATGTGTTTGGTAATCTTCGCGTGGCTCTCTGAAGACAGGTTCTTCAAGGAGTTCACTGACATCAACACGATCATGCGTCTACGCGAAAAGACCGAAGACGATCTCATGAACGAGCTCACGCCGTTTGGATTCCTTTTGGAACACCGCGACGAAGATGATGAGATTTTTACTTACAGGGATCCGTACAGAGACGCTTGGGCACTGGATTGAAGCTGCGGGTGATCTAAACCCCAGTCTTTCTTGATCCGTTCGCGTACCGCGTACTCGAGCCGGCGCTCGAGGTAGATTAGGAATTCGGACATTGGTTTTCCACCCTCGACCACCTGAAAGTACCACTTGATGTAGACTTCATTGGCCGAGAGCTGAATCGGGCTGTCCCTCAGGAAAGACCTGAGTTCGTCCGGAAGACGATCAAAGTATTTGTAGTCAACGGAAACATCCACCATGTACTTACCTTAACACACTGGGGATTAGATTTTCGAAGAATTTTTCGTCCGGTATTGAGTTTGACGAGCTTATAAATATCCACAAACGATAGAAGACGTCCTGTGTCCGGACGCAATACGGAGAAGAAACAAGATGGGTTTTCCAGTTTCAGCAGGCGTTAACGTCAGCGAAGTCGATCTGACTACAGTCGTTCCGGCTGTATCGACAACAGTTGCGGCTATCGCTGGCGTGTTTCGTTGGGGTCCAATTGACAAGGTCCTTCTGATCTCGTCTGAGGACAATCTCGTTCAACGCTACGGCAAGCCTACCAATCACAATCCCGAGACTTGGTTCTCTGGTGCCAATTTCCTTAACTATGGTAATGCACTAAATGTCTCTCGCGCCGCCAATACCACCGATCAATCTGGTGCAAACGGCGTGCTGTCGGCCATCGCGTCCAATGGAACTATTGCTTCCAACACGGCGAACCTGGTCAAGAACGAGGATCATTATCTCACTCTAGACGGCACGTTTGATGCCAATTCACGATTCATTGCGAAGTACCCAGGCGCCCTTGGCAATTCGCTGAAGGTATCGATGTGCACTAGCGCCAACCAATTTGCGTCGAACACCGATCTTCTGTCGAACTCGTCGTACACGAACGCTACCGCCACGGTCGCGTCGTTTACAGTTGGAGCCAACACCGCTAACGTGGTTCTGGTCGCAGCAAACTCGACGATCACTAACAATGAAATCGCGAACGTCGCATCTGTTGTTGCCAACACTCTGTCGGCCGGCGATCTGATCAAGGTCGGCAACTCGTCTATCGGAGTCCAGTATCTTCGCGTTACGTCTGTCGGTACCGTTGAGAATACCGTCAGTGCGTCAGTCGCCCGCGGATTCTTCACTCTCTCGTTCGAATCTCTCTACACTCTGTCGACCAATGTGTCTACCAACACAGTCGTTCGCCAGTGGGAATACTCGAACGTCGTCGATACGGCGCCGGGTCAGTCGAATTATGTTCGACAGTTCGGTAATACGTCTGCCCAAGACGAACTGCACGTGGTTGTCGCTGACGAGGACGGACAATTCACGGGTGTTCCTGGTACGATCCTCGAAGTTTATGAGCGTCTTTCGCGCGCCACAGACTCTAAGTCTGACGATGGTGCTTCGATTTACTACAAGACGGTCATGAACAACAACTCTAAATACGTGTGGTATGCCAATCCTCGCGCAGGTTCGCCTGTCGCGAACGCCGCGTCTATCGCGAGCGCGTCGGATACTAAGCCGCAGGCGATGTCCTTCACCGGTGGATCTGATGGTGCGGATGAAGCCAATGTCACCATTGGTGTTCTGACGACTGCATGGGACAAGTTCAAGTCTTCTGAAGATATCGACGTCAGCTTGCTAGTCGCTGGTAAAGCTCGCGGCGGTACTAATGGTGAGCAACTCGCTAACTACCTAATCGACAATATCGCTGAGAACCGCAGGGACTGTGTCGCTTTCGTTTCGCCCGACAAGGCGGACGTCGTCAACAACTCTACCGGTGACCAAGCCGATCAGACGGTGACCTTCCGTAACTCGTTGAGGTCTTCGTCCTACTATGTTCTTGATTCGGGCTACAAGCAGCAGTACGACAAGTACAACGATCTGATGCGCTACGTTCCTCTGAACGGTGACATTGCAGGTCTTTGCGCACGCACTGACAACACGAACGACCCATGGTGGTCGCCGGGCGGCTTCAACCGAGGCCAGATCAAGAACATCGTGAAGCTGGCCTGGAACCCAGGCAAGGCCGAACGTGACCTGCTCTACAAGAACGGCGTAAACCCAGTCGTAAACTTCCCTGGTCAGGGCACGATCCTCTACGGTGACAAGACTGGACTTGCCAAGCCATCGGCATTCGACAGGATTAACGTCCGCCGTCTGTTCATCGTCCTTGAAAAGGCGATCGCGACTGCCGCGAAGTTCACTCTGTTCGAGTTCAATGATGACTTCACGCGCGCACAATTCCGCGCGCTCGTTGAGCCGTTCCTCCGAGACGTACAAGGTCGCCGTGGTATCTACGACTTCCGAGTCGTCTGTGACGCTACGAACAACACGTCCGAAGTGATCGATAGGAACGAATTCGTTGGTGACATCTACATCAAGCCAGCGAAGTCGATCAACTACATTCAACTTTCGTTTGTTGCTGTTCGTTCTGGTGTTGAGTTCGAAGAAATTACCGGGCGTTTTTGATTGACAAATGATTCTTTCTGAAACCATTCCAATAACCATTAGCAACAACGGCTCTTACTATAAAGAGCTTGGATATGGTGAATGCAAACAAGGACAGATCCTGAATGTAAAAATTCAGGATCTTCCTCAAAATTCAAACAAAAATGTTTCTGTACAATGTGACTATTGTCCAACTATTTTCGAAAGATCATATCAAATGATCACTCGATCGAGAAAACTCTATGAGGCGCATCTTTGTAAATCGTGCGCCAGATTGGAAATTGGACGAACTATGGATTATTCGCACATTAGAGAACTCAATCGTGATCGAACACGCGAAAAACATCCTCGGTGGCGAACAGATAGAAGCGAATATTCGGAATATCACGCGCAAGTCTATAGTCTAACAAGAAGAACGTATAAGAACAACAAAGAGGTATTAAATCCTCTCGATCTTCCATTTGGTAGATGCGGTGTAGATGGGGCGTATCAACTAGATCATAAAATCTCTATCAAGAGAGGTTATGAATTGGGTCTTTCGGCTGAAAGTTTGGCCGGTGTCGATAATCTTCAAGTCCTTCCTTGGAAGGAAAACAGAACTAAGTGGTTCTATGATCTCTCTGAAGATCATAAATAGACGAATAAGGGAGAACACCATTGGCGTTTGACGTAAATGACATTAAGGCTGAGCTGACCTACGGCGGCGCTCGTCCTACACTCTTCAGGGTTCAAATTACAAACCCTGTCGACTCTTCTGCGGACGTCAAGGTTCCGTTCATGGTTCAGGCGACTCAGTTGCCGCCATCGCGAATCGGTAAGATCGAAGTCCCGTACTTCGGTCGTAAGATTCCACTGGCTGGCGACCGAGTCTTCGACGATTGGGTAGTCTCTGTCATCAACGATGAAGACTTCCCAATCCGTGACGCGCTCGAGACCTGGTCAAACAAGATCAATGCTCACCGCCGAAACATCCGTGACTTCGCTACCTCGTCTCCTCTGGCTTATAAGTCCACTGGATTGGTAACTCAGTTCGCCAAGACTGGTGAAGAGCTCAGGACTTACAAGTTCAGTGGCATCTTCCCACTGGAAATCGGCCCGATTGAGATGGCATGGGACGCGCAGGACCAAATTGAAGTCTTCCAAACTACCTTCGCCATCGATTGGTGGGAAGTCGAAAGTGGTACTACCGGGAATGGCGGCGGAGCGTAGAATAAATACTTTTGATAAAATACCCTCAGGAAACCAATCCTGAGGGTATTTTTGTATGTCCGAGAAGTCCGGCTTTATCTACATCTGGCGCGACCGCAAGCATCGACGCTACTATATTGGCGCTCATTGGGGATCCGAAGACGATGGTTATGTGTGTTCGTCATCATGGATGAAGCAGGCCTATAAGCAACGTCCTAAGGACTTCAGGAGAAAGATTCTTTCGAGAAATCTTGAATCGAGAAAGGAAATGCTCGCCGAAGAATACCGATGGCTCTCACTGATCAAAGAGCATGAAATCGGCAAGAAGTATTATAACGTTTCTGTACATCATTTCAGTCACTGGTCTTCTGACGATTTTAAACGAAATTTTATACGCAATAAAATCTCAAAATCATTAAAAGGAAAACCATCTAAAAGTTCGGGTAAGTTTTGTATTGGCAACGCTAAAGGACTCCAGACTCGTTTTACAACTGGACAAAAACCGCATAATTTTGGTAAATCTCTCGAAGAAACTTATGGCGAGCGCGCTCCTGAAATAAGAGACAGATTAAGAAAAAGCAAAGCGGGTAAATCGTTCAAAAATTCTGGACAATTTGGTTCTAGACCACCGTGGAATAAAGGACTTGCAAAACTGTTCATTACAGACGGAATAAGTAATAGATGCTTGTATAATACTACATGCATTCCTGATGGTTGGAAACGTGGAATGACTAAAAAGAATCGTAAAATTTCGGAGAGTAACCCTTGAAAATCGCAGGGTTCGAAATTAAGCGCGCGAGTGAGCAGCACTCGGAATCACTTCCATCTGTCATCCCGGATAATCCTGAGGACGGTGCCCTCGAGATTGCCGGTGGTGGCGTATTCGGAACCTATCTAGACTTCGACCAGTCTGT